GTTAAATTCTGGCTTAATACAATTAAAATTACAATTAGATTCAAACAATATAGATTTAAAGAAAAGAGAATTTAGACGTGGTTATCCTGAAAAATTTGCTAACCAAGAATTTTTTCCTGACAAAGATTATTACAAAGAGTGGTATAATGAAGAAGAAGATGCGGTAATGATTTGTCCTAAAGGTACAAAAGGAGAAATTATAGTACTAGATAATTTAAGAATACAACTCCCTGCTGTTCCAAAAAACAAAAAATCAATACTTTTTCATAGATACGAAAAATCAGAACAATATTGGCGTAGGCAAGAGCCACCAAAAGGTTTAACTCCTGAAACAGAAGATGAATATGCAGAATACATACTAGAGGAATATAGAAGAAGGAGGGAGGGGGTTTGGTTTTACAATAACGGAACACCTATTTGGTTATGTCCTGCTCATTACATTGGACTTCAATGGAACAAAATGCTAGATTCGGGCGGTTATAAAGAATTTAGACTTGCTCAACGTGATATGTACTATTTTACATTAGCTTGTATTGTTGACCCTAGATGCGTTGGTGAATTATTTGTTAAGTCAAGAAGGACTGGTTTCACGGAAGAAATTATAGATTACTTAGTAAACGATTCTACTTCTATGAAAAATGCTTTAATGGGTATTACTTCTAAAACAGGAGATGATGCACAAGAAGCCTTTTTAAAATACTCTTATGGAGTTCAAAACTTACCTTTCTTTTTTCAACCTGTTGTTAAAGGTAAAATTGACGATAGAAATAAAATGGAATTTGGTAAAGTTTCTGACAATACAAGAGAATCAAAGAAAAAGAAAGATACATCAACAGATGACTACTTAAATACAAAAGTAGATTGGATGAATAGTACAACTCTTGCTTATGACTCTAAAAAACTAAAGAGATACTTATGTGATGAAGGAGGAAAACGTATTAAGCCACAAAATATAATTGACCATTACAATAACGTAAGACCTACAATGATTACTGGTGGTAGGGTAGTAGGTAAATGTTTTATGGGTTCAACATTAAATCCTGCTAACGAAGGAGGTGCTGAATATCAAACATTATACTACGGTTCAGACGTTAGACAACGTAATGAAAATGGAAGAACAACAACAGGATTATATTCGTATTTTTTACCTGCTCATAAGAATATGGAAAACTTCACAGATAAATATGGAGTTTGTCACGAAATAGTAGAAAAAGGAGATAGTTTCATTAATGCACAAGGAGTTCGTACTTATATGGGTTCTTTGCAGTTTTTAAATAATGAGTTTGAATCTGCAAAAAAAATGGGTGCTAAATTTTTAAACAACGTTAAACGTTTAGACCCTATTACAATTGAAGATGCCTTTAGAGATGAGGTTAGAAGTCAACTTTTTGATATTGAAAAAATAAATGAACAACTTTCTTATAACAGAAACTCAAATATTGAATCTACATTAGTATCAGGAAATTTTGCTTGGAAAAATGGTGTTAAGTTTACGGAGGTTGAATGGCGACCAAATCCAAAGGGTAGGTTTTTATTAAGTTGGATTCCAAATGAAGAATATAGGAATAAGTTTTTAATGAAGAATGTTTTTGGAGTTAAGACTAAGTGTCCTATAAATGTTATTAATGGTACTTTAGGAGCTGACCCTTATGATAAAGATTCAGTAGTAGATTCTAAATTAATTGATACGGATAATGGGGTTCAGCAAAATTTAGGCTCTAGGGGTGCTATTCACGGATTAACAGGGTTTAATTTGAACGCACCTAGTAACTTTTTCTTTTTAGAATATATATGCCGACCAAAAGATGCAGAAACATTCTTTGAGGACTGTTTAATGGCTTGTATTTTTTATTCTATGCCAATATTAGTTGAGAACAACAAACAATCTATGCTAGAATATTTTTGGCGTAATGGTTATAGAGGTTATTGTACTACTCGTTTTGATAGAGAAATTAATAGGTTGTCTGCTGATGAAAAAAAGCTAGGAGGAATACCAAACAGTTCACAAAATATGATTAATGCGCATTGGACTTCAATAGAATCATATATTAATAAATACGTTGGTAAATACGAAATTTCAGAAGGAGAAACACCAATTAGAGAAGAAGGAGAAACAGGTAGTATGCCTTTCAATAAAACATTAATGGATTGGTTAAATTTTGACCCTAAAAAACGTACTGACTTTGATGCTTCTATTAGTTCAGGATTATGTATTATGGCAATTAATCAACACTTATACAAACCTGTTGAGGAAAAAAGAAAAATTTCTTTAAGGTTTAAATCTTATTCTTAATCATTTTTTTTTAAAAACAAAAGATTAATAGCGTTTTTTTTTATCTTTGTTACAAAATCATTTGCAAATGAACTTTGATAATAAAAAATTTGAATTAAAAGCCGATTTAGGCTATCCTAATCCTCTTGAAGCCTTTGAGGTAAAAAAGCAAGAAAGTTGGGGATTAATGTTTTCAAAAGCAGTTTCTTCCGAGTGGTTTTATAACTACGGAGGAAAATGTAAATTCTACAGTCAACAAGATATTATAAGGGAAAGACGTATTTATGCTCGTGGATTGCAATCAATGACTAAGTTTTATGATTCTCTTGGTACTAATGGCGATTTGTCAAAATTAAATTTATCAAAAAAACCAATAACTATTGTTCCTAAACTATGCGATATTGTAGTAAACGGTATTTGCAATAGAGGTTATGTTATTAAAGCAACTGCAATTGACCCTATATCTCAAAAAAACAAAATTGAATATAGAAAAAGTATAGAAAGAGATAGATTAGGAAAAGACTTTGCTATAAAACTAAAAGAAAATTTTGGAACGGATGTAACTACACTTCCTATTGATGAAATTCCTGAAACGGAACAAGAACAACAACTACACTTAGAATTAGAATACAAACCATCAATAGAAATGTCTGTAGAGTTAGCTATAGACGCTATATTAAACGAAAACAACTTTTACAATATATTAGACCGACAACTAAAAAAAGACCTTGTAGAGATAGGAATTGCTTGTTTTAAACATAGATTTTGTCCTGATAGGGGTATTATTTTAGAATATGTTGACCCTGAAAATGCAGGTTGCTCAGAAACAACAGACCCTTATTTCAGAGATTGTTTCTATCATTTTGAACATAAGCAAGTTTTAATAAGCGATTTAAAAGTAGAATTTCCTTGGATTAATGACCAACCTGAAATATTAGAACAAATGCTTCATTCAGGAGAAAAATGGTTTGAATATCATTCTGTAAATCAAAATCAAAGAATTAAAGGAACAACTAGCGTAATGTATTTCTCTTATAAAACTACAAGAGAAAAATTCAAAAAAATTAAAGAAAAAGCTACTGGTGAAAAATTAGTTTCTGATGCTGACCCTTTTTTCAAAGAAGATAAAGTAAAGAAAAATGATTTTAAACGTGTATCAAAAGTTGAAGAAGTAATTTTTGAGGGAGTTCACGTTTTGGGTACTGATATTATGTTGAAATGGGAGGTTAGCGAAAATATGGCTAGACCAAATTCTAATACTCAAAAAGTAATAGACCAATTTGTTTGGATTGCTCCTAATAAAGAAAAAAATTATTTTGATTCTTTAGTAGCAAGAATGATGACTATTGATGATTTAATTCAGATTACCGAGTTAAAAGCACAGCAAATGATTCAAAGAATGATGCCTGATGGTTATTTTATTGATGAAGATGCTTTGGCAGAAGTTGACTTAGGTGATGGAAACGTATTAAAACCACAAGGACTTTTAGATATGTTCTTTCAAACAGGTTCGATTATTGGTAGAACATTAGGTACTAGCGGTGAATATAACTACGCAAAAGTACCCGTTACTGAATTAAAAACAGCAGGAAATTTAACAAAACTTCAAGCATTAAGAGCTGAAAGAGATTCATATAGAAATGACCAAAGAGAAGTAATTGGACTTAATAAGGCTAGTGATGCTTCTACTCCTGAAAAAGATACATTAGTAGGATTGCAAAAATTAGCTGCTTTAAATACAAATATTGCTACAAGACACATCTTAGATGCTTCTATTGAACTTACTAAAAGAATGGCAGAAGCTATTGTTTATAGAACAGCAGATATTGTTCAATATTTCCCTGAATTAAAACAAGATTTAGAATTAAAAATTGGTGCTACTTCTGTTGCTGATATTGACTCTTTAAAAGAATTGCATTTAAGAGATATGGCTATTAACTTAACTCTTGAATTAGATGAAGAAGAAAGAGCAAAATTAGAAGCTGATATGTCTATGGCTATTGAAAAAAATTATTTATCATTGGCTGATAAGTATAAAATTTTATCTGTTAAAAACTTTAAACAAGCATTGTCTTATATGACAATATTAATGGATAAACACGCTAAAAAACTTCAAAAACAAAAAGAAGAAGAATTTAAGTATCAATCAGAAGCTAATGCACAAGCTGCACAAGTTGCTGAACAAGCTAGACAACAAACTGCTCAAATGCTTGGTCAAATTGATATGCAAAAACAACAAATGGTTAATGAAGGACTTGTTCAAAAAGAAATGGTAAAAGGAGAGCAAGATAGAGAAACCTTATTATTAAAAATAGAAGGCGATACTGAAATTGCTAGAATTAATGGAGGTGTAGCAATGGAAAAACTTAACGAGTTGGAAAAGAAAAAAGACGAAAGAGAAAAGTTAAGAGCTACACAAAATTCTAAAATGATTAAGCAAAGAGAAGTTAATGGTGAGCCTATTGATTTTAAAGAAGAAGAAGATTTTGAATTAGAAGATATGATAAACGACTAAAAATAATAAAAATGGAAGAACCAAAAAAAAATTCAGATAGTACTTTAAAAGTAACAAAAGAAGAAGCTAAAAGAAACGAAGCTGTTAGAAAAAACATTGATGATTCAGGTTATCAATCAAGCTTAGAAAAAGTAGTTCGCGTTAGAATTAATAACTCAGGAAAAGCTAAACCTGTTGGTTACGAAAAAAAAGTAATTAAAGGTGGTGGAAGTGCTGGTAGCTACACAAAAGTAGTTGATAGTAAAGGTAATGTTGTTTCAGAAGCTAGAGTAGGTACTGCAAACGAAAAAGAAATGTTACGTGCTAATAAAGCCAAAGAAGGATATACGCAAGAGAGAAGACAAAAAAGTGCGGACGTAGTAAACTACCAAACAGGAAATGAAACTGTTGGAAATAGAGTTTATGATGCTAAAATGAAACAACAAGCTCAAAGTGATAAGCTAAAAGTTCGTGTGAAAAAATAATTTTTTTTGTTATAAAAAAATATTATACTT